TGAAACGTAAGCCGTCCTCTTGCGGCGCAATGCCGCCATATAGGCGACGGGCGGTGACAACCCAAAGGATTATCGTGGCGCGCAACATCGATTGGGAAACGATCCGCGCCGAGTACGAAGCGGGTGCAACTCAGTCCGAGTTGTCGCGCAAGCACGGTGTGAGTCGGACCGCAATCCAGAAGCACATCGAGGCCGATGGCTGGTCCCAGGACATTGAGCCGGTCATTCAGCGCAAAGTTGCAGAGAAAGTTGCAGGCGTAGTTGCAGGCTGCAACCCTAAAAAAAAGGCTGAGGCGATTGATGCTGAAGCAACGCGTCGAGCTGATGTGGTTCAACGGCACCGCGATGAGTGGGACGAGCATAAAGGGATAGTTGATACCGCGATTGGCACGAAAGACTTCGAAACAGCCAAGCTCGCCAAGATCACAGCCGAGACATTGAAGATTCGGCAAGAGGCCGAGCGCAAGGCATGGGCCATCGATACCCAGGTCGCGCCGGTCACGAATATCACGGTTAGCCAGATTGGCTCCCCTCAGGCGACCGTAGAAGAAATCAAGGATGTTCTGAAGGAGAACGCCGCCAGCACAAAGGTCTAGCATGGAATTCTCCGACAAAGAGCGGCGCTCATACCGCTCGCTGTCGATGGCTGACCTGTATTGGTTCACGCGCTGGATGTTCGTCAATCGCCGGGGGTACACCTGGCAGCAGGCGCAGCATCACGCGCTGGTCTGCGAAGCCCTGATGCGCGTGTTCCGCGGCGAATGCAAGCGCCTGATCATCAACATCCCGCCGCGGTACTCCAAGACGGAAATCGTCAAGAATTTCATTGGCTGGTCGCTCGGCCACAACCCCGATAGCGAATTCATTTACACGTCGTACTCAGGGCGACTGGCGGCAGCATCCTCATGGGATGTGCGCGGCCTGATTCAGGAGCCAGAGTATCGATCGATCTTCCCGGCTGTGCAGCCGCGAGACGATAGCCAGGCCAAGGATGAATGGCGCACGACAGCCGGCGGCATTATGTACGCGGTCGGCACAGGCGGAACGATCACTGGTTATGGCGCGGGCAAACATCGTCCGGGTTTTGGTGGGGCGCTACTGATCGACGATCCACTGAAGGCAGACGAGGCGCGCTCCGACGTCATCCGTCAGAACGTGATCGACTGGTTTCAGAACACGTTCGAAAGCCGGAAGAACAGCCCTGACACGCCGATTGTGCTGATTGCCCAGCGCTTGCATGAGAGCGACCTAGCTGGTTGGCTACTTGCCGGCGGCAATGGCGAGAAATGGGAGCACATTTGTCTCGCAGCGCTACAGGAAGACGGCACATCCCTCTGGCCCGAGAAGCATAGCATTGAAGAGCTGCGCCGTATGGAAGCGGCAGCGCCTTACACGTTCGCTGGGCAGTATCAACAGCGTCCAGCACCGGCTGAAGGCGGCATCTTCAAGCCCGATCAAATTCAAGTTATTGATGCATTGCCCTACGGCCACATTCAATGGGTGCGCGGCTGGGACTTGGCAAGTACAACCGATGGTGATTTCACTGCGGGCGCAAAGATTGGCCGGCTGCCTGATGGCCGATTCGTGATTGGAGACATGGTGCGACTGCGCGTCGGTCCTGATGAGCGCGACGCCGCCATGGTCAATACCGCATCGCTCGATAGCGTTTCGACCAAGATCAGCATTCCGCAAGACCCAGGGCAAGCCGGCAAGACCCAGGTGCTGTATCTGACGCGCGAGCTCGTCGGATACTCAGTAGAAAGCTCCCCCGAATCCGGCGACAAGGTAACGCGAGCTGAACCTTTTGCATCACAGGTGAACGTAGGCAACGTCGTCATGCTGCGCGGCGGCTGGAACACGGCGCTGATCGACGAAATGCGTATGTTCCCGAACGGCAGCTTTGATGACCAGATTGATTCTCTTTCGCGCGCCTTCTCGCACCTGATTGGCGGCGGTCTGTCTCAGTGGGCCAAACTGGCCGGTTAAATTCACGCAGAGCATGCGCTCTTGCAAGCAAGGATTCACTCCCAATGTCGAGAAAGCCGAAAAGCACTGCTCGACAAGCCCAAGTTGCGCCGGTTCGGCAGAGTACCAACGATAGCTTCCAGAACGCACAAGCTCGGTTAGGTTGGGGCACGGATAACCAGTCGTCGTTTTCGAATTACGCGCTGTCGTATCAAAGCCGCAATCGCATTGCGATGGAGGCGGCTTACCGTGGTAGCTGGATCGTTCGCGCAGCGGTAGATGCAATGCCGGAAGATATGACCCGGTGTGGTATCGAGATGTCAGGCATGGAGCCTGACGATATCAGCCTGATCGAGCGCGACATGATGCGCTTGGCGATCTGGGATCGGCTTTGCGACACTGGTAAGTGGGCTGCGCTGTACGGCGGCTGCTTGGCGGTGATGCTGATCGAGGGGCAAGACTTTTCGACGCCTCTGCGCGTAGACACCATCGGCAAAGGCCAGTTCAAGGGATTGCTGGTGCTGGACCGCTGGATGGTGTCTCCACCGGTTGGCGCTGTCGTCACTACCAGCGCGTGAGCGAAAACGGCTGGGGACTGTCGGTTCTTGAGCCGATGTGGGATCGCCTGATCGCGTTCGATAGCGCGTCGGTAGGCGCCGGCCAGTTGATCTACAAAGCCCACCTGCGTACGTATCAGGTCGAGGGGCTACGCGATATTATCGCCGCTGGCGGCCCCGCGTTGGCCGGCCTCAAGGCACAGATGGAATTCACGCGCCTTGCCCAGACGAATGAAGGCATGACGGTGATGGACGCCAAGGATAAATTCGAGGCGCATTCCTACACTTTCGCCGGCCTGTCGGATATGTTGCTCCAGTTCGCGCAGCAATTGTGCGGCGCACTCGGCACGCCATTCACCCGTCTGTTCGGGCAGTCGCCCACCGGTTTAGGTGCGACTGGCGAAGGCGAGATGAAGCAGTACCACGAGAAGGTCAAGCAGGGCCAGGAGCGGCGCCTGCGAAATCCGCTATATCGCTTGCTGGCCGTGATGTCGATGTCGACGCTTGGCAAGCCTCTTGCCGACGATTTCCAGTTCGAGTTCCGCAATTTGCAAGAGATGTCGGAGCTTGAGAAATCGGATATCGCCACGAAGAAGACGGCGGCCGTTGTCGCGGCGGTCGATGCAGACTTGATCGATAAACCAACAGCTATGAAAGAGCTTAAGGCGTCTGCGCCGGTCTCGGGCCTGTTTGGCAATATCACCGACGAGATGATCCAAGAGGCTGAGGATCAAGCCGCCGCCGAGCCGCCGCAGACCGCCGAAGGTCTGCCCGATTTGAGTGCGCTCACAAGCCCCACGAAAGATTCATTTTTCAAACGCTTCCTGAAACGCTCCAATGATTCTCACGCTTGACCGAAAGCGCGGCCATAACCCCGTAAAGACCAAGGTGATCGAGCAGAAGTACGGCTCACAGCTTCGCAAGGTCGCGCATCAGGTCGGCATGATCGTAACCGGCTTCCCGCCTGGCGAGCCGGATTCGGCGCCGCGCATCAGCCAATTGCTCGATGCCTATTCGGCAATGCTAAAACAGTGGGCGACGTCGACGGCCAGCAGCATGTTGATGGATGTCGCGCTACGCGACGAGCGCGGCTGGGCTGAGATGTCGAAAGATATGTCACGAGCGTTGCGGCTTGAGATTCGCACGGCGCCTACCGGCCGCGTGATGCAAGAACTACTTGCCGAGCAAGTTGGGCTGATCCAAAGCATCCCGACCGACGCCGCCCAACGCGTGCATCAATTAACGCTTGCCGGCATCGAGGATTCGACCCGCGCCAGCGAGATCGCGAAAGAGATCATGCGATCGGGTGAAGTCTCGAAGAGCAAAGCCACGCTCATTGCTCGAACTGAGGTGTCTCGCACCGCATCGACGCTGACGCAGGCGCGAGCGATGCACATTGGCTCCCCAGGATATTTCTGGGAAACCTCAGGCGATTCGGATGTGCGCCCATCGCATAAGGCCATGCAGGGCCAATTGGTTACTTGGGGCGACCCACCAACGCTAGATGGCATGACCGGCCACGCCGGTTGTTTCCCGAATTGCAGATGCTGGGAGCGAGTTGTCATTCCAGACTGATCCGCCAAAAACAACACAGCCCGCCGCGCGCGGGCTTTTTTACGCCCATACGAAATGACCTCTGCGTGCCAGTGCGAAGCCTGCGTGCCAAAGCGCGTGCTTACGAAGGATCGCGCATCGCCTGACATGCAATTTCTCGTGTCCGAGAAGATCGGGCCGAAGCGCTCGTGGACGCCTGAAGGCTACCTGATCTGTTTCGAGGTGCCTATCGCACGCCTGGGCACGATGGATTATGCCGGCGTCGAGTTGCCTGAACTTGAGGATAAGGACGGAATTATCGTCGTCGAGCGCGGCGAGGACGTGCTGTTCAGCAAAGAGACGATCGCCAGCTTCGAATTGAAGCCAATCACGATCAATCACCCGGCAGAGTTGATCAGCCCCGCGACGTGGATGGTTTTTTCAAAGGGCTCCGCGACCAATGTGCGCCGCGGCGAAGGCGAGCAAGCCAATCTCCTATTGGCCGACCTCCTGATCATGGACAAGTACGCCATTCATCAGGTGCAAAACGGCTTGGTCGAAGTGTCACCCGGCTATGACGCCGACTACAAACAGATTTCACCGGGCCGAGCGGCCCAAACCACGATCGTGGGCAACCACGTCGCGCTAGTAAAAAGTGCCCGCTGCGGCTCCGTTTGTTCCATTGGAGATTCATCCATGCCTGAAAAGAAATCGGCGCAGCCGTCCATCGCGGACAAGTTGCGCAAGCTGTTCATGACCCGCGATTCCGACGAGTTCGAAAAGACGCTGGCCGAGGTCAAAGATTCGGATGCCGAGGTCGGCGCCGGGTCGGACGCCCAACACATTCACATCCATATGCCGGAGGCGGGCACGAAGCCCGAGGCTACTCAGGATGCTGATGAGGTCGACCCGAATAAGGCGGTGCTCGACGCGATCGCTGCGGTCGGTACGCAAGTAACGGCGCTGTGTGATCGCGTGACCAAGCTGGAGGGCGCGGGAGCCACAACCGATTCCGATGAGGATGTCGACACCGACACCGACACGGATACAACCACCGATTCGGACGAGGAAGTCGATAAGGACAAGCCAACCAAAACCGGCGACTCGACCGCCTTCCGCGACGAGTTTCAGGACGCCAAGGCCCGCGCAGAAATTCTCGCCCCCGGCGTGAAGCTGCCGACCTTCGATGCCAAGGCCGTCGTCAAGAAAACCACCGACTCGATCTGCGTGCTGCGCCGTCGCGCGTTGATTGCAGCGCTGGACAACGACAACGCCGATCTGGTGAAAGCCGTAACCGGTGGCGCCGATGTTTCAAAGATG